ATATCTTCATTTACAAATCTCCAATGAGAGCATATATCGTTAGTGTAAGGCCGTACCAATAGCACTCCTTGCTCTCCCCTTCCAATACGATAAAGTTTGCGATTCTCTTCAATTGTAAAATCAATGTTTTTGTAATCGAGGTCATAATCAAATTCTTTCATAATAATCTGTCAAAAGTGTCAGAATCAATTTGTTCTGCTTCAAGTGCTTCACCTAAGTATTCTACTGCTTTTTCTGGTTTTGCTTTATCACTACAAGTAAAAATGTCACATTTTGCAACACCTTTTTCTGGCCAAGTATGAATACTAATGTGACTATCAGCTAGCATAGCAAATGCGGTCACACCTTGAGGATGAAACTTATGAAAATCAATTTTGAGAATTTCTGATTCAGATAATAAAGATGCGTGAAATAAACTATTACGAACAAATCTTGCATCATCCAAAAGTTTAAAAGGGCAATCTTTCAAATCAAATAAAATGTGTTTCATAATTAAGCAAAACCTTTAGATTTTTTCTTTGGTTTATCAATAACGTGAATAACTGTTCCTTCAAACCAAGGTGAACGACAATTATTCCACCACCATTCTTGAACCTCATCCCAAGATTCTACCACAAAAGATTTATTCTGACAAACTATCTTATAGTGATGACGATCATATGGTATATCACTTGTTTGCGAAAAATATCTGGGATCAGTTTTTTCAATTAAATTAGTCATCATGATCATCCCAAGGATCTGCTAATCCCTTATTTGCAAAGAATCCTCGATACACCCCATATGCTGCTAATAGTATTGTAATTACTGCTATTGATATAGCAAAAGTATAATCGGGATTTAATGTCAAATGTGGAATGAGTGTTTCATTACACTTGGCAATCTTCTCTGGATCACTCCAAGTACCAGGTAAAGTGTATACTGGTGGACA